GTTTGGATCGCGGAGTAGGGAAAAGTAGGGAAAAGATATAACGTAGAGTGGGTATTACCGCTTCCAGAGTAGGCTTGGGGAGTGATAATAGTTTCCAATCTTGTTGTAACCTTTCCAGAAATTGAGGTAAGCTGATCGGGGACATGTGATCCCTGTCCATTAAAGGGGTCAAAGACCGACTTGGCCCAATCTGGGAGCTTACCAACGGGACGAGTTGGTTTAGGTTTGGTTTTACCGTTATTAGCGGATTTGCGTTTTTGTTTAACATTCTTCATGAGTAGTATTGGATACCGCACTCATGGGCGGGACTGTGCATGTCTACAACGTAACCGGGCTCCGTGCAGTCTCTCGGCATTTTGTTTAGCTCTTCAAAAGAAGATTTGGGCCTTAATGTAGACACCCAATTGCTTACATTTTCTCAGACAGACGCCAGTCGTAAATCCAACTACTGACGTCCAAGGGGTCCCCTTGCAAAAAGTCTGCTAAAATGTCTATCTGAATTCTGTCAAAATACTCTTCAAGCCGCACCTGACTTGAAGGCGTGTAATTGAAAGCTGTGTAAAAGGTAGATCGTGCATTCGCTGTTATGGGGATGATCTTGAGATTGAATTGGATATTCTCATTAAGCCACCTGTACTCGTACAGGTAGTCCTTGAGGATTCCACCATCTTTAACACCCCTTACTGACATAACAGCGTCCGCAGACCTAATAAGCATTCTGAAATAACTGTCTAAGATAGGGCAACCCCTGTTCAGACACAGCTCTCCCATTGCTATGGTCTTGACCAACTTCGGTCTCAATTTAATATCTGCGAACTTGGGATTAACCAAGGATCGGGACATAGAACGAAGTGGGTCACGTATAAACCTTGGACCATCGTCCAACAACACAACCTTACACTGACAAAATCCAACCTGATGCACGTTTTGCGTGACGTTATCGACTTTCATATCGAAGCCAAATTGTAGAAAGAAGGTTTTAATTTGATCCTCAGAAATGAGAATGTCCGAATAAAATATCGAATCATCTCCATCGCAAAGGAAATCAAATCTACCACAAAAGGCAAGCCCGAAGCATGACAACATGAGAGACATTAGGATACAATTCCCTAGACCTGTTGACATGTCCCCTGACATCCTTCCTCCATCAATGAGGTATTTAACGACACCTTGAGCTGTGTTTGCATAACCCTTATTCTTAACCATCTGCTTGAGTAATTTCTTGAATCTCTTGCAGGTGATAAGGGACTTATAGAACCCAAACTCAACACCCAACGCCTCTCGACTAACATGAGCATCAAATCTATGCGCATCCAATTCTATCATAAAACAACCAGGAATGGCAACAGCCTTCTGGAGATGTAGTTTTGCACGTGCTATAGAGTTGAGGCCCTTTGCAATGAATCTAGTTTTAGGGAAGCCCTGTGCATCAATGTAACCACACATACGCTTCTCTATAGGTTTAATGTACCTGGCTAGTTCCAGAGCAAATTTGTAGTCTCGAAACTGGATGGCTCTACATGCTGGATTTACCTTTGAGGGACTAAACGCTATGTTCT